AAGCAGCCATCTAATATTTCCCTGAGTTGGCCATCCTTGACCATTCTGCTTGAGCCCATTTCTCCATGCCTTTTGCGATTAATTCGGGATAACCAGGCACAGCATTTTGTTTCGAGCGATAAGTACCACCCCAAGACCTTGGTAAATTTGTTCCAAAAGCGACTGGTTCGGCATACTCCATATTGTTCGCAATGATGTAATTATTCCCTACTTTTTCATTGCCTCGAGTGTAGCCCTCATACCGTTGACTCTCTGTTCGAACCGCCTGAGTCGCCGAATCTGCTATTACAACCGGTTTAGTTGTACTCCTCCCTTTTGGCATGTTTTTAGTTTTTACCCCATCCCCATGTTTCGGAGCTGAATTTTGTCCGATCGTCCAAGCATTTCGCAGACGACCCGTATCAACGGGAGTTGCGAGTTTCAACCTTGCATCACTTTCTAAGACAACAGCATGAAGAAGAGCATTGAAAGAATCTTCGCAATGAGCGCCTTCATCCCCGAGTTTAATGGTTGGACCTTTCATTATGCTCTCAAAATTAATTTGTAGCTCAAAGCTATGCCGGCCTGTTTAATAGTCTCGACACGGATGATTTGATGATTAACACTTCCAACAACGACACGATCTGCTGTTGATGGAGCACTTGAAACAGCACCTGCTGCAATCATGCACTTGCGATCATCAGCCTGAATTAATTCATTCACCTCACTCGCCCGAATTTCTTCCATAACAGCTTTGACCGTCGTGTCACTAGTGCTTTCAGCAATCACACCGGTCGTTGTGTTATACGATCCGAGCGTCACGGTTCGAAGCGTCACATCTTCCCCAATACCGGGGATGTCTGTAACGTTTTGAACTGCTTTCTGGATAGCAGCGGCTAATCCCATCAGACCCGATAAGCGACACAAGCACCGCTAGCTAGCGTGATACTAGTAAAGTCGCCATACAATGAGAAATTTGCAGGAAAAGATTCACTTGCAATTGAGTTGCCAGTCAAGTTTGAAGTTGCAGCAGAAACTTCTGTTGCTTCATAAAAGTCAATCCGCTTGAAGCGACCTGTATGAGCTGCAGTATTGGTGATTAACTCACCCCCGACTGCATAATCTGGTTCGGCGTAGTTCATGCTGAGTTAGCTCCTCTTAATAGATACGTTACCTGGACCGGCAACGCGCAGGCCGGTAAAATACCTTTCCACCATAGGCGGAATATGATTCGCCCAAACCGGGCCCCATCGATACGGTTCGACTGCGACTCCGCCAACGCCTACTCTTTGATAAGCCTCAATGCCTGTCAAGTTCAAAGCGTCTTTATTGTTATTCAGGAAAACAGCTAAAACAATCTGAGCTTTTTCTATCTGCTCTGGAATCTCAGTCGCGGTGAAATAATCAGTCGTTATTTTAAAAGGAAAACCTGTTGCATAAGTATTGATATAAGAATCGGGCTTCCTAACACCGGTTCGCGGCCATTGCAATGCTTGGGTGTCATCAGCTCGAGCACCTAAGAATCTTTCACGGTCGATTCTTTGACAAGCTGTATATAAAGCTCTGTTTTTGTCATCCGTCGCAGCAGTCGCCCAGGCCACAACATCATCATCCTTGATGAGCCCGTCGATAAGATCGTCCGCATCGGACAACGTTATATAAGAATTAGCCGACGCTGACCCGACGGTCGCGACGATCGTGATCGCCATCAGTTTTTACCTTTGGTTTGCGTTTCTTCTTTGGTTCAGAAACAGGAATAGAGGCCGCCTGTTTAGCAGCCTCTTCTTCCTTTATTCGCCTAAAAGCGAACATTCCCATTAACTAGAAGCACCCTTCAGTGCTACGAAGTTAAGGACAATCGCCTCACCCAGAGAACCAGCAGAGAGATTAGCCACTGTGACTGCGAATGAGCCGGCAGCGATGGTGTTTGCCTGCACTAAATAAGCGCCTGCAGTCCCTGCACTCCCGTGATTCACTAGCACCACATCGGTTGCTGCTATTTCACTATTAGTAACAGTGAAAGAGACTTCTGCTGCTGCAGCTAAAGCTGCATCGTCCATGGTGATTTGACCAGAAGCTGTGTTCAGTGTCACGCCAGTCGCTTTTGAAGTCGCTTGCGTAACAGTGCCTCCGGTGGTCGGGCCTATAAGTTTGCCCGCTGTTGCTTCAAATACAGATGCCATAGTTAGTTACCTCTAATCGTAATTTGAGACAACAGTAGCTCTGGCAACTCCAAGGTTCTTGTTCTCATAAACCTTGGACCACGATGAAACTGTCTGCAATTGAGCAATTGTAGGGTTAGTCGTGGTCACTGCCCACTTAGCACCGGAAGGGTGATAGCAGTAGTGAGTGTCGTAGCTAATAGCATCGGACTTGGCAAGAATGTCTCTATCTTGCTCAATGTCCAAAGCAGCTTGTTCGCCGCTTCCTACACTTCCAGGCTGGAAGAAATAAGCCGCGTACTCTGTCGAGCTGCCAGAGCCAGTTGTGCTTACATCATCGGAAACGATGACGTTTAAGCCACAGAAAGTAGGAACTTTGTCGTCACCGCCATAGGCGTTGGCCATTGTTCCACCTGACTGGGTTGTGGTAGTACCACGTGCGTCAGCAGTTGATACATAATCGATCAACTTACGCTCAACCAAGTCGTAATAAGTTGCACTATGAATTGCAACCGCAGCGAGCTTGTCGCCTTGCTCACCAAACTTATTCCGAGCTGCCGCAACAGTGCGTGGGCTTAGAACAGTTGGAGTATCACTACTCTCAGAGTCAACGCACATCGAGAAGAATGCGCTGGAAGAGCTGTTTGCGTTAAGTGAACCAAACACACCTTCCAAAACAGCAAGAAGATCTTTCTGCTTTTGGTTGGCAATGTATGCAGCAAGCTTGTTGCCGATAGCAGCCATTGCATCAGAGCCAGCAGCGATAGAAGCAAGATCTCTTGCCTCGAACGCACGGCCTCTGTGTAATTGAACTCCTATCTGAGAACTGGCTGTGATTTTGCCAGGTGTCAGGCTTGCACTGTCTGATAAAACCTCTTGATCACCAGATAAATTGGCTGACCAAAAGGGGATTTTTATAAAGTCACCGCCTTCGGTTCCGTTCAACTCTGCTAAAGGCTGGACTACCCCAGACTGCAAAAAGCGGTCTAAGTTAGTTGTCGCCTCAACGACATAAGGAACAAAAACCTCTGGAACGATGATGTCTGAGCGTAAAGTCGCCACAGAAACCTTCTCCTAAAGTGTTTTGCAGTTTGGGCGTAACCCGTATCTCGCCTCGGCGTAACCGATTGACGAGCTATCTTCAGCATATTAGCGACTCCCTGCCATTTCCCTATACTTTCTCCAAACTTCTGCTCCCTGTTGTTTATAAATCCGAGTTTGTTCAGATAAATTATCTGTCCCGGGCAAGAAATACTTCAAGTCACTATCTGAAATATTCCCCGCTGAACTAGATCGACCAGGTGATGCGCCGCCTCCTTGCGGCTTCGCTTGTTTAACAACCCAACGGCTACTATCTGATGCCGCTAACTTTTTCTCCACCGCATCTTTCACACTTAAGCGGTCATATCCTTCGACATAAACAATTGATCCATCCGCCTCAACTTGAAAATTATCTTTACCTAATTTATTCATGGCATATTCAGTGTCATGAACAAGCGGTACTAAAGCAGATAATGCCGGTGCAGTTAACTCAAGCTCTTTAACTCGAGCTTCTAATTCAGCAATACGACCATTCTTTTCTTTAGTCGCATCACGAAATTGTTGCTCGAGCTGTTTCCTTGCTTCGGTGTATTGACCTTTTGATTCAAGTTCAACCTGTTCAGCCTTCCTCTTGAAATCAATTAATTCTTGAACGTCAACATCATCAGGAACTAGCTTGGCTTTTTGAATTTTGCCAATTAATTCATGATTCTTGCGCTCTAAACCTTTGATATTTTCTTTTAGAGCATCAATTTCTGCATTGTTCTCAACAGGCGCAACCTCTTGAAATTGTTCTTCAGCCATGTTTAACCCGTAAGGTTGCGGTCAATACTAACCTTTCTTGCTTTCTTTGGCAGGTTTTGCTTTTTTTGGCTTGCTTGGAGCTTTACCTTTTATCTCTGCCAATTTTTGAAAAAGAGTTTGACCGTCTGCCATGATTTTTACTCGTATGGGTCTAAATTAGCACCGCCAACAAAAAACAACCCCAATGCCAACACCAATCATTAAAGAAGAAGGCTTTACTGTTCGCGAACTAAAAGAACTTCTTGCATCCGTTCCTGATGTCAACGGCGAAGGTGAAGAAAACATGGTTTATGTCACAACTGGCAACCTCATGGCAGATGTCATCACCCTCGGTAA